CTCGGCGGCACGACTCAACTGCGACAAAGCGATGACTGGCACGTTCAGCTCACGCGCCATTGCCTTTAGCCCACGGCTGATGTCAGAGGTCTCTACCACGCGGTTGCCCTCCTTCGTCTGCTTGGTCGGCATCATCAGTTGCAGGTAGTCCACCACGATCAGGTCAAGTCCGCCGTCTGCCGCAAGCCGACGCGCCTTTGAGCGCAGGTCTACGGGCGAGGCGACAGGGCTGTCGTCAATGAAGATCTCCGCCGTCTCTAGGTGGTACACCGCCGTGGCGATGCGAGCCAAGTCCATACCCTCCACGTCGCCGCGTCGGATACGGAAGATGTCCACGCCAGACACGCCAGCCATGAGGCGGGTAGCCAACTGATCCTTGCTCATCTCCAACGAAAAGATCGCCACCCGCTTGCCTTCCTTGATGGCTGCGTGCTGCGCGATGTTGAGTGCCATTGCCGTCTTGCCCACGCTAGGTCGAGCCGCCAAGATGGTGAGGTCGGACTGCTGCCAACCCCCCGTCATCTCGTCAAGGGCGGCAAGACCAGAGCCTACGCCCCTGCCGCTGCCCTTGTTGTGGCGAATCCAGTCCAGCTTAGAGACTGCATCTTGCACGAGCGACGACATACCAGCGAAGTCGGACTTCTTGACAGAGCGAGCGACGGCATAAATCTCCGCCTCTGCCTTGTCGAGCGCCTCGTTCGCATCGGCTGGGTCAGCGTAGGCAATCTCCGAGATGCGGCTCGCCGCAGCAAGGATACGCCGCAACGTCGCCTTTGTGCGAACGGAGTCGGCGTACTGGCTGGCGTTGGCACTCGTCGGGGTCATCGCCATGAAGTCGGAGAGGCACGCATAACCGCCGACATCATCGAGATGTCCGCTTCGAGCCAACTCCTCACCAACCGACACCACGTCAAGCACGTCGCCACGCTGCTGTAAGGCAAGGATTGCCCTCCAGACATAGCCGTTGCTTGGCTTGGAGAAGTCCGATGGTGTGATGTCTGATGCTAACGACGCAGCGTCTCCGTCAATAAGGCACGACCCGATGAGTCCTACCTCAGCTTCTACGCTTCTTGGTGGTTGCCGCATTGCTTTCCCCCCTTCTTGCCTGCGATGAATCTTCACCATAATCAACGGCGTGCTCTCGGTCGAAGGCTGACTCAGGGTCAAACGATTTGCCAAAGAGATGATGCACCGCTTGTGGGTCGCACGACTTGGCAAGGATAAGCTCACCAGACTCGTACTCCGTAGAGAACTTATCCCGTGAGGATCGATGACCCACTGCCGACCAAAGTCCGCATCCATCGCAGGCTAAGGCCATCTCATAGTGCAGGTCTACCACCGCACGGGCGCGGGCGTGTCCCTTCTGGACAAGTAAGTATACACGATCCTGCGCCTCCAAGACGATATCCACCCACGGCTGGTAGGAATACGTATCCCTGCCAACCAGAACCGCGTGTGGTCGAGAGGCAATCCACACCACGCCTTCTGGCTCTTGATCTTCGGAATACCCATCACCCTCATGCGGGTGCAGGTCGCCGCCGTCGTTCACCTTTGTGTACGGCGAGTCGTGTGCCTCCATCACGAGACTGAGTGCCTCTTGTTCCGTCATCACTTTGTCGCCAAGCCCATCGCCATGAGCAGGATCAAGAGCTTAGCCATGAACCATAAGTCCTCCCTCATGAGTGTGTCTGCCCATCAACGCCGCGATCAGCGGCGCACTTGACGCAGCACGCATACTTTACGTAATCACCCTGTGAATCCTCTTCCTCTTCCCAAATCGGGGTAGAAGCATCTCCATCTACGCACCAAGCGCAATACCCTTCCTCCTTGCCCCATACTGGTTCTGGTGTGAGTTTATTTTTCAGCGCACCCCTGACTGCATCAACTGCCTTCTTATCTCCGCCGATAACTACAAAGAGATCATCAAAGTCGCTGCTCACTTGACCACCTGATAGACCTTTCCCGCGATCTTCGCTTCGACAATCGCGTCTGTTGGGATTGACTTATACATAGCCGAGCGTGGCTCCCAGACGATCATGAGGTTCATTGACTCAGGATCATACGCCCGTGCTCCACCCTTGAGGTGCTTCTTTACACCCAAGCGGCAGGTCATCGTGCGCTTCTCGCCCGTGCTGCGCTTGGTGAAAACGATGGTGAAGAATCTCCCCATCGACTTCTTGATCTTCTCAAGCAAGGCCTCGGTGCTGACGCGGTTGTCGTGCTGTTCCTCATCGGGGCAACGCGGCGTAGCGTCGGCTGGGTAATAGGCTGCTGCCTCAAACATCTTGCCGCAGTTGTGGCATCGGTACTCTGTTGTAAGCTTCATAGTTTCCTGATCCTCGCAATCATAAGATTCATACTCGCAGTTTCTGCATGAGGCAAAGAAACACCCTTCCTCATGGCCTTTCTTGTCGCAATCTATCCAGTCAATCTTGTGCTCGCATACCTCGCTCATAGTTTCCCTTCCTCTCGTGCGGCCTCAACACCGATCTCCTCGTGTGTCGAGATAGCCGCATCTGCTGCTGCTTGTTTCACGCACTTACCGACGTGGAAGTTTCCCCAATCTAGCGGTGAGTACGGCTCTCGAATCTCAATCGGAGCACCGCACCAATCGCAGGTAAGCTGGTCAGTGGCGCTCATGCGTGCGCCTTCTCTTTGTGGTTCTCGCTAAATAGATCCCGCGTGCATACCTGCACGTCAGCCTCTCGCTCAAGGTTGTAGACATACAGCTCCACGTCGGAAGTTTCATCAAGCACGGCGATATCCCGTACCAACTTCTCCGCCCAATCCTTCTCGAAAATCTTCCAAGCAACGCTATGGCCCCGAGCCTCAACGATGATCCCAGAACCGAAGCGGCCTACCTGATACCGCTCCTTGTTGGCGGGATCATAGCCAAGATCACGAAGCACCGCCGCAATGCTTGTTTCGACGCTACCGCGTGCGCCATAGCCCATGTCTACGCTGATGTATACCTCTGCCGATGCGCTCATGAGATTGCACCCCCTACTGCTACGCCCGCGAAGAACACGGCCAGCGCCGCGCAGATGATTGACACCCGCTGCCATAATCGCCGTCGATCCTGCCATGCTTGATAGTCCTGAGCTGCAACGTAGATCATCTGCCTACGAAGCTCCTTACCTGTCTGTGCCATGTTATTCCCCCTTCTTCTTTGGCGCGTAATGATTACGAGCTATGCCGTCAATCGTGTCAATGGCGTGCCAGACAACAACCACCAAGCCAATCGTGGCAAAGAGCGCAACGACAGCCTCTTGTAGGCTGCTGCTAAACCAGAGCCACGCCAGACCCCCTGCTACGGCGATCCCGTAGGCGATAATAGATTCCTTGTTCATGTTATTCCCCTCTCTTACTATGTTGGCAAGTGCCAACTTCACTACCTTAGAATACCCCCCATAGATTTGTCAATACCCCCTGCGTACACCTCCTAACTCTGTGATCTCGACATACATGATGCCACGCGAGAGCGGAACCCCAAGGGCGACCCAGAGATGCGGACTCAAATCTATGACGCGGCTCGCGCTATTCCACGGCTTCCGTAAGGCCTTCCATGCGCCGTGGCAATAATCGCGCACGACGGCGATGACACAAGTTGTGCCACCCCGTACACACACCCGCACGCGGTACGGCTTGGCGTAGTAGGTAAAGGTACCTACGGCGGCGTAGAGCACAAGCTCCCCGCCACGCCCGCCCCGCTCGACGCTCTTGTAGGGCGTGCAGGTATCGGTACGCCCATACACCGACACCCCTCGCGGGCATCGTGCGCCGTACCACGTAGCAACGCCAGACATAGGTACGCCGTGCGGGGTACGGGGCGGCTCCTCGGTTGCCCGCACGCCCTCGACATAGCTCAGCATGATGCACGCGACGATGAGGGCGGCTAGGCCATACGCCGCCCATATAGCCCTGCTATGCATAGATAGCCTCGTCAATCTCCTTCACAATCGCATCGCGCTCGTACCATAGCCCTACGATCACGAGCTCAATGAGCGCCGCCCGTTGCGGGGTGGCCTCAATAAGCTCGCCAGATAGGTCAGACATGGCGCGGGTAATGCCGTCAATCTTCTTGCACTTATCTTTAAGCGTCATGATCGTGCCGCCTCAATCCCCTCGCGGTAGGCCGCGATCATCATGCACGCCTCGCGTTTAGTCTTCGCGGTATAGCCCGCCGCTAAGCGACGTAGCCCGCCGCCGTCGTTGATCTGCTCAAATAGCGCGAGCGCCCCCGTAGAATCTACCGCCCGCAACTGGTACGATCCTACGCCGCCCGCGACGGGTACGCCCGCTGCTACGCATAGCCCTATGAGGGCGCGCTGCACGTCGAGCTTAGTGTATCGGTACGCCATGATCTACACCCCCTCAATACTAGCGCGGCATGGATCGCACGCCGCCACGATTATACCGCCGCATGTGTCGCACGATAGGCCACACCCGCCGCGATGATCCCCGCCCTCGCGGTATTCTGCCGCGTCGCCCTCGAAAATCGGCGCGGGGCTATCCGTGCAAGCGCACGAGAATCTAGGATTAAAACAGTGTGCGCAAGCTTCCGCATCGTATCGGTTATCCGCGCACGCCGTGCATAGCCCGCCGCCGTCGAGCGTATAGCCCGCGATAGCCCAAGCTTTGCCCGTATGGGCGCGGTTATAGGCCGCCGTATAGCCCGCGCTCATGCTACACCCCTCCCATACGATGCCCGAAATAGCGTAATGCGATAGGCTAGCCCGTAATAGGTACGCGCCGCCGTAATCGCCTCGCGCTCAACGCGGCGAGCTTCGGCATAGGTTGCGTGTAGCGTGTCGATATCGCCGCCCGCAATGTGGCGGCGTACAATCCATCCGCCCCTCATGCTACACCCCCCGCCCGTACCGCCGCCCTAAATAGGCGCACGGCCTCGCGCCGCGTATAGCCTAAGAATAGGCGCGATACGTACGCGCCGCCTACCATCGCGGCGATCCGATAGCCGCCGCCGTTCACTCCCGCCGTGCGGGTGATGGTGAGCTCGATCCTGCTCATGATTACCCCCTTCGATTCTGGCGGGATTCTCCCGCCCTACGCCGTACCCTACGCCTAGCGGCGCGGGGTGTCAATAGGGGGGCGAGCTCATGCCCGCCCCCCGTAGCCGTGCCGCCCCCTAATAGGCGGGCGGGGTGTCGATTGTGAACGCGTACCCCCCTTCGATAGCGCCCGCCGATACCAGCACGGGCGCGTAGGCGTCGCCCTCGCGCCGCATGCTATCGAGGAGCGCGAGTGCCGCCGCCGTATGACGGCCTAGCTCGTCGAGTTCATACGGGTAGCCGATCGATATGCGGGGGCGCTTCGCCGCCCCCGCTAGGCGTGCGACAATCCGCGCCCCGCGCGTATTTGTCGCGCCGTAGTAGCGCGTAATAATCGCGCAATGCGTGCCGCCTAGCCGTGCAGCTTCGGCGGCTACCCTTGCCGCGTCGATTGTATAGCCCCTGCTCATGATCGCGCCCCCCCTCCTACTACTAGCGCGGGGGGATTCTTTGCCCCCGTAGGGGTATATCTCCCCGCCGCTACCCTATCGGCTACCCGCTCGATCGCGGCGGCATCGTCGAGCGCCGTGAATACGTGCTCCCCTACCAGCTTGCCGCTCGCGTATTCTTCGACGTGATAGTGCGGAAGCGCCCCGCCGTATACGTCGCCGCCGTGCGGGGCGTACCCCTCGACGGCCTCGCTATCGCATACGAGCTCGACGCTATACGCGCCGCCCTTCGTTGCCCATTGCGCTAGAATCCTGCTCATGATTACACCCCCTAAGCTATCGGGGCGGGATTCTCCCGCCCCCTTCGATTGTACGCCTAGCACGCCCAACCCGCAAGGGGCGGGCACGGGATCGACAACACCGCGAGCGCCCCGCCGATAATCGCCGCCCATGCGAGGCGGCGGATCATACGGGCGCGGCGCTCCCGCGCTCGATGATCCGCCAGCGTGCGGAGTGAGGCGACGCGGTACCCCCTCATGCGTTGCACCCCTCGCCGCTACCATGCGCAAGCGCGGCGGCCTCGAGCTCGCCCGCTCGAAGCTCGATCATCGCAAGCGCGGAGCTTGCCGTGTTGCACGCTTCCCGCGCTACCGCTAGCGCCTCGATTAGCCGCCCCTGGCGGTGTTGCAGCGCGTTGCATAGGTTGCACGCTTCGCGTTGCCGCTTCGCCTCGAGCTGGTCGGGATATACGCCCAGCGTATCGGGTAGCCCCTTGGGCATAATGCACCCCCTTCGATTGTGGCGGGGATAGCCCCCGCCTACCAGAATCCTACACCCCCTGCACGGGATCGACAAGGGGTCGGTAGGTTAAGAGTCCGCAACAATCCAGAATAGAACGGGCGTTCTATTCCAATAGGGGGCTAGGGGCGACGTAGCGGGGCGATAGGGTCGAGGGTAATGCGATCATGGCGGCGATGGGGGCTAAGGGCGTAGCGTGGCGCGTAGGCTGCAATGCGGCCAATAGCTGGATTCTGGCGGTATCGGCAAGGGGTAGCCCCTGCACGGGATCGGCTAGCCCGTCGAGGGTAGCCCTGCAACGGGGCGGGGGGTATCGGGTACGGCTAGGGGGTAGCCCTGCAACGGGTAGGGGGTATCGCCTACCCTGCCCGCCCCTACCCCCCCGACAAGGGCGCTTGTCCTACTCGACAAGGGCGCTTGTCGTAGGTTGGCACGATTTATGCCGCCCCCCTCCCCCCGTAGCAAGTCTGGCGGGCGGGGCGTGCGGGGTAGGAATACCCAACCCCGCAATGAACACCCCTTCTGATAAGGCCACCCCCCTTTTGAGAAGGGTTTCACCCCAATCTGTTAACGAAACCCTGTTAAGTTGTGCTCAACAGCCTCCCTCATAAAGGTTAAGACATCTTAATGATGTTATTTTTGACATAAACCCCCCGTTTTTCTGGTTATATGGGGGAGACACAGAGGGGGCAACGAACTCACCCTCCGTAAGAACGGTCTCTCACTCAATAGAGTTCGCTCTGGCCGCTAGGCCAGATTAAGAATGGGGAAACCCAAGGAGTTTTGAAATGGCAACACCAAAGAAGGCAATGCCGAAGCCAAAGACAGGTCGCGGCTCAATCTACAAGGGAACGGACAAGACGACGAATAAGAAGGATCGAGTACGTAATTCTAGCCAAAATGTAGTGTACGCCAATGGAAGCACGAAGAGGCTAGTCACCGCCTCGCAGCAGGGCAAACCAGTTGTAAAAGCGGAACAGAACGCTTATGTCATTTCTCAAAAAAAGGGAAACACCATTGAAACCCGCCTAAATTCTAACGATCCGTATGTTGACCCGCGCGGTGGGTACATTGACCGATTCCCTCGCGCCGAAATGAAGACAACTACCTTCGGAGCGGGCGGGCGAAGGGAGTCAATTGTTCGAAAGTCGGGACAGAATCAATCCCCTGGCTTTGTTGTGAGCGAGACCCAACTCAACCGTGGCTCAGGAACCCGCAAGACGGGCGCAAAGAAGAAGGCCTACTAATAGTTACAACGCCACCGATTCAGAGGGGGTCGAATGTCCAAGGCAATCGCACACTACGTCAATCGCTGCAAGGACATCCTCGGGTTGGGGCATTGGACCATCACGGTAGGAGCTGGTTCTCCGCCTGACGATTCCTGGGCTGATGTAGAAGTCAGCACGAACCTGTATAACGCTACCATCCGCTTCTCTCCAGATCTCTGGAAGCAGAAGAAGGACGAGATCCGACGGGTGGTAGCGCACGAACTGATCCACCTGCACCAGGCAGGGGTGGAGCGTCTCGTTGAGGCGTTGGAGGCGTCGCTGGGATCGGCGGCCCATAGCATCCTCAGCCATATGTGGGATGTTGAAACGGAGCGAGCGGCTGACTCGCTTTCCGTACCTCTCGCTCGGCTGCTGCCGATGCCGAGCATAGGAGAAGACTAATGCCATTGAAGAAGGGTTCGTCACAGAAGACGATCTCCGCGAACATTCGCATGGAGATGCATAAGGGTCATCCGCAGAAGCAGGCAATTGCGATGGCGCTCTCTGCTGCTGGGAAGTCCAAGAAGGGCAAGGTCGTCGTTAAGGGTGGTGTTGCTAAGGACCAGAAGGGTATGAGCAAGACTGCCCAGAAGCGTCACGAGAAGGCAGAGCCACGACGCAAGAAGGTCATGGAGACCAAGCGATACGGGGCGTCCTAATGCCAGCCAAGCCAGGTCTCTACGCCAACATCAACGCAAAGCAGAAGCGGATCGCCGCTGGTTCTGGCGAGAAGATGCGGAAGTCAGGCAGCAAAGGCGCCCCTAGCGCCAAGGACTTCAGGGACTCCGCCAAGACAGCAAAGAAGAAGAAGTAACCCTTGTCTAAGTTCACCTCAACCAGGGTCATCAACAGCCGCTGGCGAAACAATGATTTCGTTGGCCAAGCTGGTTCTACCCATACGTTTCCAGATTCGTTCCATGAGGAGTTCCTCGTGGACTGGGCGTTGCAGATCTCCGACGGTTCGATTGTCATTACGGAAACCCCGACGACGGGGAACATCCAGGTCTCTACCCTTACTGTTGGGGATATCACCCTCACTGGAACTGCGACTGGAAACTTTGGTGGAGGATCAGGGACGTATGTAAGTAAAACTGGCGATACCATGAGTGGCCAGTTGTATGTCTCTTCAGCAACCACCACAAGCACCGTTGGCTTTGGCGAAATCATTTTTGCTAAGAATACCTCGTATGGATCCATTGCAGTAAATGCACCAGGCGACAATCTCCACATTCGATCTAAGAATGCAGTTGAGGTTATATCGCAAACTGGACCAACCCCAGTAAGTCTACGGGCAAAATCTATTGGAGTAAACTCCAGCACCACATCTCCAACGCTTGTAGACAATGGCATCACGTTTGGTGATGATGTCAACCTCTACCGATCAGGAGCAAATGCCCTAAAGACCGATGATGCCCTTGAGGTTGTCGGAGCACTCACCAATGGTGGAACCTCAGTCAGTTTATCAACGCACACCCATGCTGGTATTGGCGTATCAAGCGTTAGCGGAACTTTGCCAATTACCACAAGCGGAACAACTGCTGTTACTGTTGCAATTAACCAAGGATCAACCACGGCAGTCGGAGTGTTGCAACTCACTGATTCAGTTAGCAGCACTAGCACAACAACAGCGGCTACACCAAACAGCGTCAAAACCACCTATGACATTGCCACGGCAGGGTGGGAGGCGTACACCTTTGGTACGGCTGGCATCGTCGCAACGCATCCACGATTCGTGCTTACAACAAATCGCGCACCTACCACTGGGCAAATCAATCACAGCAAAATCATTCCGCACAAGGACTTTACCGTGAGCAACATTGCCTTTGTGTCGGCTGGCACAGGAACAGGCACTCCAACACTTATCCGCTTTGGCATCTACACGCGCAGTGGTACGACCTTCACACTCGTTGCTCGTACCGCATCAGACACAACGATCTTCAGCGTATCCGCAACTAAATACACTCGTGCGCTAGACACAACAGGTGGCTACCCTGCAACCTACACGATGACAAGGGGTACTGAATACTTCATCTCGGTCATTCAGGTCGCCACCACGCCTGCGGCGATGATTGCTGCAACGCTACGCGAGACTGGATCATTGGCGGCAACAGGCGCGCAGCTTTACACACAAAATACCCAAGCAGATCTCGTGGCTTCGTCAACTGGCACAGCAAGCGCAACTGTCGGCGGCGTGTATGCGGAGGTTTCCTAATGCCAGTCATCACTGAGCCAGCCTACCTAGACGAGCAGACTGGTATGCTCACCGAGATCGTCCGAGACGCAGAGACTGGCGAGATCATCGGCAAGAATGAGCGGATGCCTGAGGATGTCCCAGAGTGACTGATCTGGCTCCAGTCTTAACTGGTTGCCACGTTTGTCGCAGCCCTTTGGTTGAGGCGATCAACAAGAAGATGCGCGACGGAATGTCCGATGTGCAGCTTTCCAAGTGGCTTGCGGACGCTGGACACTACATCTCCCGCATCACCCTTGGCAAGCATAAGCGCGACCACCTCACCGAAGACCACGAACACAAGCGCATCTCTGCCATCAACCACCTTCGCAAGCAAAAGAAGACCATTAAGGCAACGGGCGACCTAGCAATGCTGGTACGGGACTACGTACATAGTGCAGTGCAGGACGGGGATTTGACCCCAACGCTGGCAGAAGGCCTTCGCGCACAGGAAATGATTGACCGACGCCAAGAGAAAGGCGCTGATCGAGAGGTTGCACTGCAACTTGCAGGCATCTTGGGCGGCGGTGCTACTTACCAGATCATTGAAGCAACAGAAATCAAGCCATTAGGGGTCGGAGAATCGGAGTTATGATTGCGTTCCGCAGCCTTATTGGGACTTCTACTTACAGTAAGCTTTGTTCTCCCAAGAATTGCACGTGCAAACCAGCAAGAAGTCTGGTGCGGAGACTGGAATCCCTACACGGGAGAGTTTCAGATGTGGGGGCCACTCTGGTGGGAGGACCAGCCGTGGGAAAACCTATGGAGCGAACTCTGTTTACCAAATCGACCGTGGGATCCGATTCCGTGGGAACCGAACCCAACGCCGAGCGCGAGTGTGGAGCCTAGCCTTGAGCCGACACCAGAGCCTACACCCAGCCCGACGCCTGAGCCGACGCCAGAGCCAACACCAGAGCCGACTCCGACTCCGACTGAAGAGCCGACTCCAAGCCCAACGCCAACTCCGACTGAAACTCCGCAGCCTACGCCAAGCCCTAAGCCGAGCGTAGCCCCAACACCAACGGCACCTCCGCCAACGCCAACGGAGCCACCGCCATCACCAACTGAACCGCCACCAACTCCAACAGAGCCGCCACCGACACCAACGGAGCCACCACCATCGCCCGTGGCTCCGCCTCCTGATCCAGTAGCGGCAGTCGCGGAAGCAGTTGCGGCGATCTCGGAAAGCATTGGCGAAGCGGTCGAAGCAGTCACCAACCTAGGAAAAGATCTCTCGGTCGAGGAGAAGAAGCAGGCTCAACCAGTTGCGGTGGCAATCATCGTGAGTCAGGTAGCCCAAGCAGCAGCGGCTGCGGTTGCAGCCTCCAACACAGGGAGAAATAAGAAGTGATTACAAAAATTATTAACGATCTAGTCGGTGGGTCTTGGACGATCCTTGGACTTCTCTTTGCAGTCGTGGTGCTGCCAGAAGGGGCAACACGAGACACAATGGCATCAATCTTCACGGGGTTGACACTAGTATGGTTCCTGACGGGACCACTACGCTGGAAGGATTAACAAATGCAGTATCGGGTCAAGTCGCAACTCTACTCAGACGCTGAGGCAAAGCAGAAGGGCGCCAAGCAGGTGCTCGATGACTGCACATGGTCATCGTGTGCCGCCGCAGTCTCGTGGGCTTCTGGCTACACGGTGGACTACACTGCTGCCCAAGGCGTTGCCGCGTTTGAGAAGGCGACTGGCCGCAAGGATAAGCAGGGCGTCAGCGATGCTGGCGGTTCACTACCCGAAGCGGTCAAGACCATTGCAGTCCTTGGCGGCAAGGCACGCTACGCAAAGTCGTGGGCTGATGCCGTAGCCGCCGCAAAGGGCGGAGCCGCGCTGATGGTATGGGTGCAGCAGCCGCTCGGCTACCCAGACATCCACATCAGCAAGTGGCACGATGCGTGGAAGAAGTGGTGGTGGGTCAAGCAGAAGCAGCCTACCCGAACCTACGGGCATATGACTAGCGCCGCGTGGTGCGAAGATCACGGTTGGCAGTGGTCATGCCCTACCCGCGACGAAAAGGCCGCCACCGAAAAGTACGGCGTGCTAGTTACCGAAGAGCAGCTCAAGCAGATCGCCAACAGCAAGGTCAAGGCTGGCAAGGTTGCCGCCGATTATAAGTGCCTGCTGATCGTGACGCACCCAGGTAAGGTAGCCGCCCCAGTTGCAACTCCAGCGGTCGCGCAGGTGGCTCCCGCAATCAACGTAGAGGCACTTAGGAAGCTCGTAGAGGCTCCAAAAGTAACATCTGGTATAAAGACACCATCCCAGTTGGATGTTGCGGTAAAAGCCCTAGAGAACGTCAATTGGGCATCAATCGGAGCAAAGGGTCTAGCTCTGGCAGGAAGCGCGGCTGAGGCCGCCAAGAAGGAGGAGACCACCGTGGGTAAGATTGGCGCATGGTTTAAGTACATCGCAGCAAACAGCAAAATTGACGAGATGATTCTTGACGCGGTTCGGACATTCCTGACCGTCAGCATCTCGGTTGCCCTTGGATTGGGCATTCCGCTCCTAGACATCAACGGGGGAGACTTCCGTCTGGTGCTATCCGCTGGACTCGCCTCGGCGCTCCAGGTTATCGTGAAGGCGCTTGACCCAAGCTCCACGGACTACGGCTTCCAGAAGAAGAAGTAATGTCCGACAAGTGGGTCTATGTTGGTGGGACATTTGATCTCTTCCACTCTGGACACATCAATTTCCTCAGCAAGTGCGCTGAGTACGGCAAGGTAATCGTTGCCCTCAACACAGACCAGTTTGCTGCTCGGTATAAGCGGCGACCAATCCTCTCTCTTGCAGAACGCTACGATGCGCTGGATGCGTGTCGATTTGTGGACAAGGTTGTTGTCAACATCGGCAACGAAGACAGTTGGGTCACCATTGACGCAATGCCGCGTGATTGCAAGATCAAGTTTATTGCGCATGGTGACGATTGGACTGGCGATAGCCTTCTTAACCAACTCAACATTAGCCAGCACTGGCTAGACATCAAAGACATCTCAATGCTGTACATTCCATATACCGCTGGTATTTCTACTAGCGACATTATAGGGAGAATCAATGGCGAGCATCACCGTCGTGGTAACTGCTCATGCGGACTCGGAGAACCTTGTTCGTATGCTGGAGCTACTGGGGAAGCAAATCCAGAAGCCCGATGAGATCATTGCCCTCTGCTCTGAGATTGATCTTGAGGGCGTTTGGCAACGGTTTCCGTGGGTCAGGTTTTACGAAGAGCCAAACCTCAACGACTGGGGTCACGACAAGAGGGCCAAGGGGCTTGACCTGGCGACATCTGAATACACCGCGTGGTTCAACCACGACGACTCCTACGACCAGACCTTCATCCAAGAGATGATGGAATCTGCATCGGGTGGCGCGGATGTGATATACTGCGGTTGGAGTAGGAATCACACTCCATCCTTTGCCCTTGGGCAATCCACCTCTGGCAATTACATTGCCAAGACAACCTATGCTCGTCAGGCTGGCTACCAAGACCGCCACTACGAAGCAGATGGAACCTTCATCAATCGACTAGCCAACCTTGGCGGTAAGATTGAGTTTATTCCCAAAGTCCTATATTTCCATAATGAGGTGAAGTAATGCCAAAGAGTGCCGCATGGCAACGCAAAGAGGGAAAGAGCGCATCTGGTGGCCTGAACGCCAAGGGACGCGCCTCCTATAAGGCGCAAACTGGCGGCACACTTAAGGCTCCAGTCAAGAGCGGAGATAATCCGCGACGAGCCTCTTTCCTCGCCCGTATGGGCGGTATGCCTGGTCCTGAGCGCGACGAGAAAGGTCGACCGACGCGCTTGCTCCTTAGCCTTCAGGCTTGGGGCGCCAGCAGCAAGACGGATGCCCGTGCAAAGGCAGCCGCGATCAGCAAGCGCAACAAGGCTTGAAGCAACTAGCCAATGAAGTTGCGGTCGATCTGGCTCGTGGTCGCTCTGACATCGAGTTCTTTGCTCGCAGGTGGCTTGGCATTGAAGGGAATCCAGGGCAGGTTGCATGGTGGAAGTCCTGCTCCGAGCGTGACGAATCTGGGTACCGACCGAAATACATCACAACCGTCGTATCCGCTGGCAACCGTGCGGGTAAAACGATGGCAATGGCGGTGGTCTGTTTCCACCACGCCTTGTACAAACTGGGACTTCCAAACCCGAAATATGGTGATTCCAAGTCCCATCTTGAGTGGCTGGACTCCCCCTACGAATGGTTCCACATTGGTATCCAGCAGGAGACCGCAGAGCTAGTCTTCCGAGAGATTGAGACCATCCTCACTGGCCAGCACCCCGCCCAAAAAGGTCGTGGTTGCCCAATGGTCACAGAACTTGGTAAGATTGTAGAGACCACCAAGAAGTATCGCGGTGAGTATCCGTGGATCAAGTTCAACCCCATCGTTGGTGGGGCAAGCATCCACTTCCGCACCACGCAGGATCGAGCGAAGGCTCTCCTTGGTAAGGATATGAACGGCATCTCGTTTGACGAAGCGGCGTTTGAGCCGCACTTGCTGATGATCTACCAAGAGGTGCTGAACCTACGACGACTCTCCACTGGCGGACCACTCCACTTCATTGGAACGCCGACCGAGGGGTTCAACGAATACGCTGATCTGTGGGAGAAGGGAAACCCCGACAACCCAGAGCGCGACTCCAAGTTCATCTCGTTCCGATTATCCACACGGGCTAACATCGGCTACGGATTGACCCAAGAGAACTTTGATGATGTTGTTCGCCAGCAGGCTGAGTACCTCATCCCCCAGAACATTGACGGATTCTTCATTGAGGCACGAGACGCATTCTTCTGGTCTCAATCCATTCAGGCAGTATTCAAATCAGGAGTCGAAGAGTTAGGCCCGACACGTCACCATAAGTATGTCCAGGGTGTAGACCCAGGGATTTCACATGACGCAACGTGGGCGATTACACTCGACATTACTGACAGAAAACTCCTTCGCGGCACGCGGATTAGAAAGCGTGGCGGCAAGCAGAGCATCTCTGCCGTCGTGAACATGGTCCGCGAAGGACATCTCCTCTACCAACAGGACGGTGCGTACTGCACCACAATCGTTGATTCCACAGGACTTGGTGGACGACTATTTCAACAGGAGTTCAGCATCATCCGTCCGCTCCGAGGGTTTGACTTCGGTGGCACTAAGGCGAAGAAGGTGGAACTCCTTAACGACTTGAAGGCGGTTCTAGACAAAGGACAAATCGAACTGCCAACTGGCGGTGCGTGGGATGAGATGCGCAGGCAACTCCTTACCTACAAATTAGACGATAAGAAGCTGGAGCAAGATGCAGTGATGGCACTGGCCATTGCTGTGCGACACGCTTTGCGAAACCCAGAGAAGCCCGTGAACGATCCAGTGTTCACATATTTTGGAGTGAGTGACTGATGGCCGACAAGGTACGAAAGATCCCCGCAGCGTTCAAAGGAACGCGGGCGATTCCAGCGCAGTACACGACTGACCCTGATATTGCCACGCCTGAGCAGATTGCATCCATTGGCACTGCCAATGCCAAGGCACGAAATATTGCCAAGGGTAATAACGCTACTGCCCCAGCATCCACTGCTGCTCCAATTAGAACAAACCTTACTGGTGGTCAAGCAAACCTTCCACAGGCTAAGGGAACGCCAATTAGCACAACTCCTGCTGGCCTTACTGCGACAAGCAAGGCAAGCGTTGACGCTGGTGCTGCATTCGATGCTGGTCTCAAGGGTGCTGCTGGTAGCGAGAACGAAGGACTCTTTAGCAAGCCAAACCAGAATCCTCTTCCAACAGATGCTGCGCCAAAGAAGAGCCGAGTTGTTGATGCGCTTAACCGACTTCGAGCAGCATCAGAATACTTCAATGGCAGCAATGTAAGCGGAGGCGCAGGGAAGCCAGCGCGACAGACGCCAAATAGGACAGCCACCCGTGGATCCATTTCCACTTCGCCGTCTAAGGTCAATGTCTCTGGCGGTCCTGGAGCACCTGCTACCCAAGCCCCAAATAGCCCACTAACGCGAGCGCGCATCAAGGAATTGCTTAATACGCCAAGGGCGGAAAGCACTGGTGGGCAAATTGCTACGGCGCCAGAGGCAATAAACGCAACAAGCAAGGCTCCAGTAGTTCGCACAATCAAGCCAAACTTTGAAAAGCTTGCTCTTGGCGAGCAGGCCTCCCTGAAGATGTCGGAGACCTCACTTAGCGGTCAGGGGATTGACCCAAGCAAGGATGAGTCGCATCTCTTGCTTCAGGAAATCCTTGGTCGCAAGCAGTTGGTTGAGCCAGAGCAGAACCGACTCCGCTCGCTCTTCCGACGCATGGACAATCTTTACCATCCAGAGACGATGACACTTGGCGGTGCCGATCACTGGGCAGATGACCCAAGCGCACGGCTTGCTGGCCGAGCACACGTCTCGGTCAACATCCACCACGCCTATGTGCAGATCCCAGCCTCCATCCAGGCTGTTCGACCAGTCATCAACTACGTTCCAACTGGCTCAACATCGGAAGACCGATCAGCCGCGCAGATGCGTGAGCAGCTCTACTTCCGTTGGTGGGACGCCAATGAGATGGACCTGCTCCATGAGCACGCTGCCCTCCTCAAGGAACTCTACGGCCACACCGCAGCAAAGGTCTATTGGGATCCAGTCGCGGAACTTCCAAAGGTCACCGTCATTGAGCGACCAGAGAACCTCTACCTTGGGTTCGGTGATAGCGACTTCAATCGCCTAGACTGGGCGCTCTACTGCTACGGTATGTCACCGCAGTCAGTCCAGGAGGACTACGGCGTGGACGTTATCCCTGTCAAGCAGGGAGACAAGTATTTCCCCTACACCACCCGTGGCACACACGACGACCCAATTGGCAACGTGTGGTCCAACACCTTTGAGCGCAATCCGCTCCGCCGCGAGACTGCCTACGAGCAGATGCAGGTTGAGGTATACGACTACTGGTACAAGGTGCCAACCAAGCCAGGTAAGGCTCCGCTGGTCTACAATGCCATCTTTGTTGGCAACTCGCTGGTAAAGAACGACTCGCACCCTGAGTATCAGGGAATGATCCCGTATGTCCACCTACCTAACGGAAAAATCCCCGGTAGCCCATACGGTAAGCCAGCACTCTACGATGCCGAGCAGTTGCTCCGCGAAAAGGACGAGCGAGTCACCGCTATGGCGCAGATGATTCAGTCCATCGTTGGTGGGCAGATGTGGCAGCTCGTTGGGCCAGAGGCTCCTGATGAGGTACCGCCAAACGCGCTACCAAAGCCAGGTCGCGTCGCAACCCCTGGGCCTGGCAACGAACTCCGTGCCATCCAGCCGTTTATCCCATCGTTCCAGATTGAGCAGTACATTGCTCGTATCGACCGAGAACTTGCTGTGGCAACTGGCTTGAACGACCTGCTTCTTGGTCTCGCGCCCGCGCAGGTGCTTGGTTCGTCACGAGCCATCGCCGCGTTGATTGCCAACTACGAAGCACGCCTTGCCCCGAAGCGCAAGGTGTTCTACCAGTGGATGCGACAGGTCTGGGAGATGTGCGCACGTATCTGGGAAATCAAGAACCCAGCCGTTGCAGAGATCATTGGCGGCGAATACCGCATTGATGTCGTTGCCCCAGAACTGACACCACGAGACACGCTGGAACTTGCCAGCACCGCGATCAACCTAGTCCAGAACCGACTGTGGAGCGCCGAGCGTGCCATGGATCGAGTGGGCGTGGAAGATCCGATTGGTGAGAAGGACCTCATCCGCGATGAGCAGACTGATGCCACGCTGAACCCTGCGTCCGTCGCAACGATGGCACAGGTCATGCAGCAGATGCAGCAGATGCAGATGCAGGGACAGGCCCAAGTTCAGGAGCAGGCGATGATTACCCAGCAGCAGGCTGCCAATGCGCAGCGCACGATGCAGCAGGGTGTTCCTGGAAGCCAGTCCCTAAACCAGCCAGAGAATCAGGCGCAGTTGCCGCCAGAGGCTCTGCCAGCAAACGCCGCAGCGCCAGGGGAAGAGAACCTTCTCCCAGCGCCGACTGGCACCAATGAGGTACCTGCATAATGGCACGACGGGGACGCTTTACCAGCCCGAATTCGGGCGGACAGAACCTTACCGCGCTCATTACCGCTCTTCTTCGTGAGAAGAACTCCGCAGAGGAGCAGGCGCTGCTCAATGCCTATCGAACTGGAACTGCCTACAACGGCGCGGTGCCGACTGCAAATGACATTCAGGCGTTCTATGACGAGTGGGCAAGGAGTGCTGGGTATTCCCCTGGAACTCTAGAGTACCAGGCCATTGTTCAAAAGAAGTCTGAGCTAAACAACTACGACATCAAGAAGCAATACAATAGTTTGATTACCGACTTCAATAACGGTAACGGAGCAAACTACGACGAGATTGTAAACTTCCTAGAAACTAGGGCAAGCCAATCAAGCGACCCACAAGATCTTGAAACGTATATAAGTGCAATGAGCGACATCAATAAGTCGTACATTGGATACCAGGGTGAGGCGCTTGGTCGAGGCGAGATCACTGCCAGTGATTATCGAACACTTGCTGCCGAGATCATTGCGCAAATGGACCCAGCAGATCCAAAGCGTTACGAAACCATTGTTAATGCCTACACCTACGAGTGGAACGCCGAGAAGACCAAGTGGGACAACCGACTGCTTGCTGGAACCATTAACGCTAGCCAATATGCTAACTGGGCAAGCGGCTTCCAAAACGCGCTCCTTGCGGCTGGAGTCAAGAAGGACAGCGTGCTGTATACAACCGTTGTTGCTGCTAAGGCAACGGCGAACAATGGTGGTGGCGTTGGTTCTGGGTCAGTTGTAGGTGAAAGAATTAGCACCACACTTAGCGAGATTGACGCTGTTGTTGATGTCGCCCTATCGCTTAACCCAGCTACAAAGCCACGCTCAGTTTCAGAAATTCTTGACAGTGGTAAGGATAGCCTTGGGGCCATCACAGACGACCCAGCACTTATCCTTATGCTTGGTCAGGCTTTGGATGAAAACCCAAATGCGTTCCCAACGCTTTCCGCTCTTGGAATTACCGATAGTTCCAGTCTAAATGTTTACTTTAACGATAGGCTTACTAGCGGGTATGCGGACGCATATCTGCTTGCATCAAATGGCGGAGTAAACAACACACAGGCATGGTACAACTCAAACGTTGCTGCTGGAGCACTAAGTGAAGTTGCTAAGTTTGACTTCCAAAGCACTCAGTGGCTTAAGGATATTGCAGGCGCCAATGGTAATGTTGCAACGATTCAGGCACTCAACGGTGAGTGGACAAAGTATCTTTCTGGCGAGGATTCAAAGTACGGAAAACTTGATGCCGCAAGGCTTGGGGATTTCCTCTCACTAGCGCAGAACGAGTATGACGCAATGACTGGACAGTCAGATGGATCATTGCCAACATTGAGCGGAACAGTCAATGCAAACATCCCGCTTGACTTTACAACGGTTCAGGAAAATACCAACAACATTATCGCAATGACATCTGGAAATGGATTCCAGCAGTGGAACCCAAAGAGCCAGGAGTTTGAGTTTGTTTCTGGTCGACCTGCTGGGCGAACGGCGACTGGTAGTTACCAGTTTGTTGAGTTTGCAAGAGTTAACGGTCAGATTATTTCCTACGTAACTTCCGTTCAAGGCGTCAAAGTATCGGATAAAGATGGTGTTCAGATCGGATGGGTTTACGACCCACAGAATGGATCTGCTCCAATTATTTCAAATCTTAAGGGGCAACTTATTGAGACGCCAGAGGCTGGCTTAAATGGAAACACTACCTCTGGATTTGTTCTGCCAGATGGTGCAACTTTTAATCAGGGAGACGGTTCAATCCCGCTTTACAGCACGGTTGGCCTTGCAACCCAAACGCCAGTAACGTTTGGCGCTAACAGCAGAAACGAGCTTGCCCTCATTCGATCTGGTATTGCTCAAACGGAGTCAACTATTTCCCCAGACGATCTGCGTACCGCATCTGGTCTCATTGCCAATGTTCTACCTGCCCTTGGGGGTAATGCTCTTGATGGCGCAAACATTGCAACTGACATTCTTGCTGACGCAGACGCAATTCAGATTCAGCAGATTAGCGAAAGCCCAGCCGCAACCACCCCAGAGGGACGAGCAGAGATTGCTCGGCTTGCTGGAAATAGCGACCTAGAGAAGGCGTGGCTGTTTATTGCTGCCAATGCAGACAAGTTGGAAATCGTTAACGGTGGATACCGATGGAAGGCTGGAACGGCAGAAGCCAATCAGCCACGATCTGACGCTCTGGGTCAAGGTGCCGCAGCCGCTGCTGCAGGATTTATTGGCGGTGGATTTACTGGAATCGGCGCAATCCCAGCAGCCGTTGGTCTTGGAATTGCAGGATTTGCACAAGGGCTTATTAATGGGGTGCAAAGCCCACTAGACACGATTAGTGATATCAATAGAACAATCCTCAACCAAGATCCATCTATGGAGCAGCAGCGGTTGCAGTTCTATTACACAACTCCTTCCCTCACCCCAAATGCTGGTAATCAAACTCCAGCCATTGGTGATCGTTTCTTTAGGAAGCTTAATGAGCCAGTAGTTTCAGACAATACTGGGGTTCGACCAGGTATTCCAGATCTTTCAGTTGATATTCCAAAGCCAGCAATTCCAGCACCAGTGGTTCCGTCGGTTAGCCCGATGACCCAGAAGTATGAGTCTGCTGCGTTTAAGGCAACTCTACCACCTGCTCCAATTCTGCCACCTGAACGACGGGGTGGTAGGTAATGGGCGGAGTCCTTGGGCCAAAGAATGGTTCGTCTGGCGGTGGATCAGCTCCTGCCCAGAACAGTCCATTCTTTAAGCAGAACACCCAGAAGACCGTCACCTCCGCTGGTAAGATTGCGGTAAGCATTGCCGACCCATCGGGAACAATCAAAAGTTCTATTGGCAATACCAACAATGCCATCATCGGTCTTGGCAAGGGACTTGTCTCTATCGTTGAGAATCTACCAATCCTTGGCGGTATCACCAAGCCAGTAATCGGAGCCGTTGGCACCATTGCTGACGCAACAATTGGAACTGGGGTTCGGGCGCTAGAGGGTGTCCAAATTGACGTTGGTGGAAAGAAGAACCTTGCAGAGGTTGCGGGGATTCCCCTGGACATCGTTGGCGCAGCACTTGAAGGTGGGCTAACTGTCCTTGGTGCTCCAGTTCGATTCGTTGGAGAACAGGTTGCCAGCGCAAGAATCCGAGAGACCCAAAGCGGCAAAAGAAGTTTTGCAACAACAATCTTTGGCGACGCTCCGCAGGCGGCTATCAATTCAATCAAGGCTGGTGGTTCCATTGAGGATGCCGCTCGGCAGCTTGTTAAGGACGGCAAGGGTTTTTCTGAAAACGGGGCGATGAACTTCATTTACGAGATGCTCCTTGACCCAGCAAACATCATTCTGCCTGGAGTCGGAAAGTTTGCCTCTATTGGTAAGGAGGCAATGCTTCTCAACAGGATGGGCGAATCAAAGTTGCTTGGACTTGCGGAAAGTGCGGCTAAGGCAGGCAATAAGGAAATCGCCGCTGGCTACCGTGCTCAGGCTGAATTCCTACAGAAGTGGGACTGGGCTGGCGGAATCTACAAGGCAACTCTTGGGCAGATTAATGGATCTGCAAGAAGGCTAACCTCAAACATTGTTAAAGAAGTTGCAACTGGTGCGCTTCAGGCGTATCGCCCACGGGTCATTGACGGATTCCTGAATGATATCACCGCCATTGGTGGTCGAGAGTTGGCAAATAGGGGTCTGACTAACCACGCTGCAACCTTTATGAATGCAGTAAAGTCTGGTGCAGTTCGCGCAAAGACCGCCATCATTGGATCTGTTTCCCGTGACTTTTCGGATAACGTCATTAGTGACATTATCCGACTAACCGCAGAGGGAAAGACCAAGGCGCAGATCCTAGCCACCGCTGCTGGTCGAGAGGGCGACAACCTTGGCAAGATCCTTATTGACCTAAATGTTCCAACAAAAGTCGTGGATGACCTGTTTGCCAATATCGCCGATAATCTAAAGCGAAAGGTTCGCGGTGACGAACTGCGTCGCAAGTTGATTGACCAGAGAGATCAGGTGCAGACATTCGTTGCCAACGCTCAGGTTCGCAGGCAGAAGGATCTCATTACCAGAGTATCCCAATACAAGGTAGAACTTGACGCTCGCCTTGCAACCGAAGACGGCATCCGCGTTATTTCCGAAGCAAAGCTTGACCGAGTTCCAGCAGCAAGCAACCCAGAAGTTGGCATCAAAGAGTTGACGCAGGACCTTGCCGCTGGATTTGGTATGAAGGAAGCGGACGCTGCTAATCTAGCGCGATCTCTCTTTGCCAAGCATCAGGGTGACGTTGCGGCCCTTACGGATGTCCTTGCATTTGCCAGAAGCGCCAACCTTGGACAAGCGATGCGAGAACTTGGAAGCCTGCGAAACCTTCTTAAGGGTAAGGTTCTTCGTGTTGGCAACAAGGAGATTGACCTTTCCCGCATTACCATTACATCAACGCGAAGCATCACCCAGACCGACACCAAGAGAATCCTTGCTCGTATCAAGGAACTAAAAGCAATTGTGCGATCCAAGGGTAGCGGCGTTGCTGCTGCCAAGAAGGAACTGGACGAAATCTCAGATGCACTTGTTTCCAACTACGACGAGTTTGGTGTCTTTGCTGGATCAGGCGGAACGCATACACGAGATAGCGTCTTTGAGTATCTTGAGAAGATCAAGGACCGAACGGTCCGAGAGGTAAGCACCAACGAACGGAACGCCATCGTTGCGGCAGCAGCCAAAGACCAGAGCTTTGCTCAAATCAAAAACGTTGAAGAGCGCCTACTTGCAATGGGGTATCGTCTTGGAATTGCCCCAGAGGATGGATTGGTTACCGTCAAGTCTCTTGTAACCGACCACCATGGTCGAGAGAAGATGGCAGAAGTTCTCACTCCGTTCTCAGACATGATTGACAATGTAGACACTAACCTCAAGGGAACTGGTGCGTTTGACCAAGCCATTGCCAACGAAACCCTGCGCCCATCAAAGCTGGGAAGAATCTGGAGTTCCCTTACTAGGGAGTACGGATCAGAGATTACCAAAAACAACATTGTTGAGCGATTTGTCACTGGCATGGTGTCAAAAACTGGCATCTCTGTGAACGCTTCCCGAAGGATCATGTCTCGCGTCACATCGTTGGCTGCCGAGAAAGGCATCCAGCCAAAGGCTCTTTTCCTTGATAAAATTGAGGTAGAGAAAATCTTTCGAGAAGAGATGGGCGATGCGTATGGTAGACTTGCCGATAGCGGAAGCAACCCAATCAAGATGATTATTGACGCCGCTGCTGGAGACATTTCTGCCGCTGGACTTACCTCTGGCTTTACTGGCAGGGTCAAGGCCATCTTCCCAGAGATCACCGTGATCACAGACCGACTCTACCCAGAAGCACGCTTCGGTCGATTGAACCCATTCTTCAACCTTGTGCTTGAGCGCACAGAAACAAACATTATGAATATCGTCCACAACGTTCGCAAGGAAGTCGCCATTGAGGGGCTTGCCGATGTCAAGGGCGCGATCCTTCGCAAGGCTCACCTTGATCCACGAAACGTTAACCGAGAGATCAACGACGGCGCAATGAATATGCGCGCACGAGCAGCGAAGAGCATGGTTGCTGCCGTTGAGGGTTCTCCATCATTTAAGGAGAGAATCGCCAGCAGAATCCTATTGCTCAAGACTGGTGGCGTTCGTGCTGCAACACAGGGGGTTGTCAGCAGGGAAGGGTTAAGGAACGTCTTCTCCATTGATAGCGTCAAGGCGGCAAAGGAACTCTCAAGAGACATTATGTCCGACCAGTTTGCTGCTCGTGAAATCCTTGACAACATTGAACGAATGGCTCCAGGGAAGCTCAGTGAACTCGCATCCCACTATGGCGTCACAAGCGCAGACCAAGTTGCCGAACGGCTTATTGCCGACTACCTGCTTCAGGCAGACCCAATTCGATTTGCGGCAGTAGTCAAGGCAGAAGGCAAGATGGCACGCACCCTTGCCGAGCAAGCCCTTAAGGATGTTGGCGTCAACGGGAATGCCGCTCGTGATATTGCCGCCTCAACCATTGCGGCATACGAGACAGCGTTGCTTCGTGGTAGCCGAGCAGCAGACAAGGCTCAGTATTTCTCTGGCCATAGGACTTGGTTTGAGCGAAGCCTAAACCATCCGTTCCTTGGCGTGTACCCATATTCCTATATGACGCAGAAGGCAATCCCAGGATTGCTCAAGATTATGTTCAAGACGCCAGTTGGCAAGAATGTCTATGCGCCAGCACTTGGCTACTACACTTGGAACAAGGTCGTTGAAGAAGTGAACAACTCAATCAACAGCGACAGGGGATTGATTAGCGAGATCGTTAAGAACGATGCTCTCCTGTACCTCTTGACCACGCTGCTCCCAGTAACCCCAGACGGGATGGGATTCTCGCTCCCAGCATGGCTGCGACGCGGAGTCATTCAGCCTGGTATGCGTGGAGATGAGCTTACCCCTGGCGCACTTGCTCCAACACTTACTGAGGTTGTATCCCAGTTTGGTCGAGGAACCGTGCTTGGTCAGACAAGAACCGTTCTTGAAGGTGCTCAATCAGTTTCGGATATTACGCAAGCCAACCAGAACATTACTGATTTTATTGAAACTAATCTTCCAACTCCAGAAGAGATCCAAAACGCGGTCTCTGGCATTCGCGGTAATTAAGAAAATAACCCCTGACACTGTGTTGGGGTGGGTTGTAAAGAAGGAGAAAATGCTGTGGCTGAAGAAGTCGTGAACAGCGTCGTGGACCAGTCGGCTGAGGTAGTTGCCCCAGAGGTAGCTACTGTGCCCACTGAGAACGACGGTGATGTCGCCACTTGGAAGAAGCGTCTAGCAGGCAAGGATCAGGCGCTCACCGCTGCTAAGAAGGAACTTGATGATATCAAGTCCAAGGCAGAGGAACTCTCTCGCTGGAAGGCAGAGCAGGAGCAGGCTCAGATGACGGAGTTCGAGAAGGCGCAAGCCAAGATTCGAGAACTGGAGTCAAAGGCCGCTGCTGCCGAGCAATCCGCAAAGGAGGAGCGATTAGCGCGGGAATTCCCTCTCGCTTACCAGTTCAACAAGGATACCAGTGGTCTTGATGAAACCTCTCGCGCTGCTGCGTTGGAGAAGTTCATCCGAGATGCTGCATCATCCAACGAACAGGTCGAGACGGCACCCGCCATCGTTGATCCAAACAATGCGCGTCGGGCAACCGCTGCGCCAACTACTAAGCCAGATTCCAAGAGCATCTCTGAGAAGCTCAAGGGACTGGGTAATCCATTCGCTGATTAGGAAGGAGTAGCTTCATGGCTACCACAACTACCAGCACGTCGGGTTTCTCTGATCTCGTACAGGAACTTGTTTCCGCACGAGCAGTAGAGGAACTGCGCGCACGTGCTGTTCACGCGATGCCAGGGATGTATGTCCCTGCCCGCTTCATCAAGGGCACGAATACCCTTCGTTACGCTCGTTATGCTGACCTCGCGGTCAACACGACGCCGCTGACGGAAGGCGCCCCACCTGTTGACCAGGCTCTGACGATTTCATCCGAGTACTTCACTGCAACGCAGTACGGTTCGACGATTGCAATTTCGGACCTTGCCAACATTGACTCGCCACATGATCTTGTCAGCATTGCTGCCGAGCGCGTGGCGTATCAGGCAGTTCGCTCAATGGACCAGCTGGTCCGCGACAACCTGCACTCGAACGCGGCAACATCTGCCATCTTCGGTGCGACTGCATCTGGTACACTGACCCAGAACGCCGCCAACAGCGCAGTTGCTGCTGCTGGTATTCTTAACGGCACCTTTGTCAAGCAGATCGTTGCTCGACTCAAGGGTTCCAACGTTCCTCAGTTCGCTGATGGCACGTATCGCGCAATCATCCATCCTTCACAGGAGTATGACTTGATCAGCGATACCGCCGTAAACGGCTGGATTGAGTCGCGCAAGTACGTGGACAACACCGACCTGCTCACGGGCGAGATTGGTATGTTCGCTGGCGTGCGTTTCATCGTGTCTTCGGACGCCAAGGTCTACACGACCGCTGGCGCTTCGGCTGGCAACGTGTACGCCGCTCTGTTCCTTGGCCCTGACGCCTACGCAATTGGCGACAGCCAGACCCTCCAGAGCTACTTCGTAGCCCCTGGTGGCGACCACACCGACCCACTCGCGCAGAAGGCGCTGTTGGGTTACAAGATGCGTTTCGGCTCCCTGCTTCTTGATGATGCAGGCGCTCGTTACCGCGTCGTCAAGACCCAGGCCACGGTCGGAGTCTAATCGTTCGGGGAACCGATACCCCCACTCAGTCCTAGACTGGGTGGGGGATCCCCACCAGAATCAACGGAGAGGCACCTAGGAACCACTAGGAGCCACAAAAAGGGTCAAGGTGGCACTTAGCCACAAGAGGGTCGATATGCTGAAAGTCCTAGTTTGGGGACACGTAGAAGACGGTCCCTGCGCCTACTTCCGTGGGCATCAATTCGTTGAGGAACTGAAAAATCTCGGCGTAGAGTATCGCGGTCTGAACAAGGTTGGGGTGAAGGTCAAGGAGGGCGGGGAGAACCTGCTCCTTCCCGAAGCAATGGCCAAGGGTCTTGTGGACTTTGACACCTCCGATGTGGACTGGGCAGATGTCGTCGTCTTCCGCCGCTACTACAACACCACGATCTGCTGCAAGACAGAAGAGTGCCAGTTTGTCACCTTCTCCTACGCTGAAGCAATCAAGCATGAGCACGGCTGGAAAGAGCGCGACCTTATTACGCGGCTCCTCTGGCCCACGTTCCAGTATGCCAACCACGGCAAGGCTATCGTCTACGAGACGGACGATGACCACTTCAACATCCGACCGTGGAACGGCTACATCAAGGATGTTCGACCAGAGTACCAATTAATTGAGGAGATGGCAAAACGTGCCGATCTCGTCACTACTTCCACTAGCACTATTGCTAAACGCTACTCGCGTTTTAATGACAATGTGCGTGTTATTCGAAATGCTATTGATCCAGAACTTTACAAGACAACAATTGAGCGACCAGCTGGCGACAAGCCACGAGTGGTCTATTACGGAAGCACCGCTCGACTCCGAGACTACGCTGGATACCCAGAGGGTCCACGCAACAAGATTGCTGGCGGATACGCTGGCAAGGCGGTGACCGATCTTAGCAAGGAACTACAGACCGTCTTTGTTGGAACCAACCCTGGCACGGAGTCAGTCGTAGCCCAGTTCTTCCAAGAGCAGTATGGCTACGTTGAAGGCATCCAGAAGTTTTGCGAAACCCTTGCCAACACCCACCCAGACATCGGCATTGCCCCACTGATGGGCGATGACTTTGACCAGGCCAAGTCCGAACTCCACTGGCTTGAGTACGCCATGACAGGTGCTGCCTTTATCGGAGAGCGGTTCCGTGGCGATGGTCCGTACCAGATGGTCCGCGACGGCGTGGACGGGATGCTTGCCCGTGGTCGTGGCGAATGGTACGACGCAATGAAGAAGCTCACACGCAGCAAGGACCTGCGAGAACAACTTGCAGGTGCGGCGCGTGAGCGTGTGCTAAAGGAATATCACTACAAAGATCGAGCAAAGGAATGGGCTGACGCCTTCAAATGGGCAGCCGAGAATAAAGGCAAAGGAGCCAAGATCGCATGAGCACCACATTTTCCAGCCTACTCACTTCGCTGCGGCTCTCCCTACGTGACCCTAACGGGACCACGTGGTCGGATGGCCAACTCGGTGAACTTGTCAACCGTGGCATTGATGCCATTGGCGATGTCTACCAGTCAGAAGTAATCCAGTCCACCGCCTTCACCCAGCCAATCAGCGGTTCGGTATTTAGCGTTGCGCTTACCACGGTGACGTGGCCAGTGCGCGTTGATGTTTATGACAACAGCGGGAAATATCGTGAGACGGTTCGACCCTCGTCTGGCGATGGCCCCGATTCGGGTTGGGAGACGCATGGAGGAATCCTGTATCTCCCAACCCGCTACACCCTAGCGGTGGGGACGGGTACGCTCAACGTCGTTGGCTATGGTGCCTGGACGCAGATCAACACCGCGCAGACCAGCTCCATTACTAACCTAGACACGACCGCGCAAAACGCCGTCAAGGTCTTCGTTGAGGCAGAGGCGCTTACAATGCTGACCTTTGACCGAGCTCAGTACCAGCAGTGGCAGGTATCGTCTGGTTCGTCAGACATCTCTGCCCTTGGGATGAACAACCTTGCCCTTGCTGCTCAGCAGCGATGGCGCCAAGAGAAGAACCGCATTCGAAGATTCCGTAAGGGGGGCTGATCGTGGATTTCAACAGGGAAATCAAGATCGCCACGGGTACGGCGACCTCAGCGTATCTCAATCTCAACAGCATCACGACCGCACCCACGGTCGGTACGCCATTCAGTGGCTATGTGGTTGAGAGCGTCGCTTACGCCAATGCTGGCGTCAACGGCTTTATGGACTCCCTAGCCCAGCGCGACGGTGCAGAGGCAAACATTGCTTTGCTCGGCACGCGGCAGGTGCAGATGATCGTGCAGGTATACGGGTCGTCGTCTGCCGATTTCTACGATAAGCTCAACGCCCTCAACTCGTCGCTGCAACCATACCCGTCATTCGCCACAAGCGATGATGGGTTTCGTTCGTTGGACTTTGATCAGGCAACAGTGAGCACTAGCCTGTACACGAGCGGGTTCATCAATATGCGGATGAAGGTTCGACCAACCAGCATTCCAACATACAACCTAAACAATGACCTAGTGACCCCACGGACGACGGACCGTGGTATCTCCACCAAGGCTGCGATCTCCCTGATGGCCAAAGATCCACGCAAGATTAGGCAGACGGCAACCACAGGAACAATTAACGTTTCTTCGTCTTCTGCAACGACCACGACGCTAACCAATAATGGCAACTATGTGGCGTATCCAACCTTTGTCTTTGTAAACGCTGCGACAGCGGCACGGACGGCAACGATCAGTAGCAGCACATGGACCAGCGTCTTCACGCTGCCAGCATCCTCAACCGTTACAATTGATTCCGACGCTCGGACGGTAAAGGTTGGCACCACCCTGCGAATGGATCTGGTCACTACTGGCACAACCAGTATGCCGTATCTCCTTGCTGGGGCAACGGTGATTACCGTGTCTGCGATGGCCTCCGTTACTGGGACATTCAGCTTCAATGAGGCGTGGCTGTGAGCGATCAGAAGAAGTTCCGCATCACCCTTTTTGCGATTGATACTACGGCTGGAACGACTGGTGGGTGGCGCGGCGAGCAGAAGGCTGTTGTCTTTGACGCCATGGCTATCGGCGTAGAGGAGCACGCCAACGATGTTGGCTCTGCATTCTGGACGCTAGAAAACAACCACCCGCAGATTGCGGAGTTTGTTCCCCTTGCTCGACACTACGAGATTTGCCGATGGTCTGATGCCCGATCACGCTGGGAGTTCGTCGGTGCTGGAATCCTTAACGACTACTCAGTGACCGAGTACGAGACCACCTTCCAGGGCATTGACTACAAAGCTGTGCTTAATCAGATCTATACGCCACTCAGCAACATTACATTTTCTGCCTCTACGCCCATTAACCCAAACATTGCCACAATGACTATCCCTACAGCGTTCAACCAGACTGACGGCACGATTGGCAAAGATAATATCAACGGCGCGGTTTACGATACAACTGGAAACGCTTACTACGATTACCTTGGAGATACCAGCATTAAGATTTCCTCTGCCAGCGTAGAGGCTTTTTCCCAAACAACAAAGACCATTGTTGCCGACGCAAAAACCGCAAGCGTTCTTACCCCATATTTTAAGATTACGTATAGTGCCGTATGGTTGTCCGCTACGACCACCGCGTTCCTCACCACACCGCAATGGCGATTTAGGATCAACGCCTCACCCCCTGGTTCGGTAGATTCTGGGGTTCCTCCTATTGGCGAGTTTGGCAAGATGGCTGAGTTTAGCGTTCCAGCAAACGGATCAAGCGGTACATCAAAGTTTGCGGTGACAAACCGTGTCGTTGAGTTGTTTCCCTACGAAGCAAAGCAGGAACTTCGCACTGCGCTGATTGCACTTGGCGCCAGCACCGCGCTAATCGAAACAGCGATGCCAGACACGATTTCCGCAACAGGCGTCTCGGCAAGCAACTACACCACTGGAACCCTCACTGGTTGGGCGTTGCGTAAAGGGTTGACATACTCATTCCAAATCTACGGCGCTATCCACCGTACTGATTCTAACTTGGCGGGTAATGCTCAGGGGTATCCAACCTGGTTTGGAACGCTTACAGGTGTTCAAATGCCAGAGGTAACGCTTGGTCAGGGAACTGAGAACCTCTCGGTGATTGTCTCAAGGGTGTTTACCAACGCCCAAACAGCCAGCAGCTTTTCTCGTATTCGGTATGCCACTCTTAGCATCAGCGGGTCAACGCAAACCACCCACGTCAACTACAGTGCTGGCCAGCCAGTGCTTGACTACCTAGGTAACTTGGCTGACATCGAGATGGGCGCAAAGACAGATGGAAGCAAGGTTGTCTTTGGAATTAACAAGCCAACTGGTGGCGCCACATATGCTGGTAATTTCAAGTTGGATATGTCCGTATCAAGCGTAGCTAGTACCGCTATTGCCCTACGGTATCCTGAGAACATTCGTTCGTTTTCATTTACTCCTGGACTAAGCAGGGTGCGCAACGACATCACGATTATCCCTACAGAGAAATACCTTAGTGGGTCTCCAGCGCAAGGGGTGGGTGGTGCTCAAATTATTGGAGCAAATGCCTCTGATTCTGCAAGTCTTGCGCTATATGGCAGGATTCCGTTAGTGGCAGCAGAGGGGGGGTTTATTAACGCCGAAGCCGCCCAAAACCAAGCCAACCGCCTGCTCAATACCTACAAGGTTGCCAACAGCAAGCAGGTCGGCATCCGTGCCGTGCTTGATGGCATCGACCTGTGGAACGGTTGGGATGTGGGCGACTCTCTCCGCGTGACCATCAATCAAGGACTAGCCTCCGTAGACGAACCGTTTGTCATCTCTGGCGTCCGCTGGTTTGGTGAGTCCGATGGCCACGAGCGTATTGAACTAGACCTGGTGCAGGGTAGTGCCTTTGCTGCTGCATATACCGCACCCCCTGCTACCACCGCCTCATGACAGGGAGCCAGTTCACCACGCTCCTCAACGCCATTGAGGATGTCCGCAAGGACCTCTCTGCCAAGCTGGACACCATTGAGGAGCGCCTCAGAATCGTTGAGGTAGACCAGGCTAAGGCTTCCGCCATTGTGGAAAACAACAATGACCGCACCCTTGGTGTACAATGGAAGGTAGGGATCACCGTGTCCGCTGTGGGCGTAGTGGCAACCCTAATCGTAAGCCTATTACCGTAGGCTGGGAGTATACATGAGTCTAGAACAGGACATCCACGAGCTTCGGCAACTGGGCCTTTCGTTCTCGATCATCGGTAGCCGTGTTGGTCTCTCTAAAGATCAAGCCCAGAAGCGATACCAGAAGTTTCTTCTTGAGAACCCCCTCCCCCACACCCCCTCCCCAGAGGGGGACTGGTCTTCTTTAGAGGGGGATCGGTCTTTTAGAGGAGGGCTAGTTAAGAGAGATACCCCCCCTTACCCCCCCAAGGTCGAGGATCTTATCACACCAGTAGAGCCAGTGCAAATAGACTACATCCCAAGGATTGGCTCTCGTGAGGAAACCACGAACGAATTGGTTGTTGCAGCGGGGGACTTCCAGTTCCCTTTCGAAGACCCAGAGGTGTACGCATCCTTCCTCACCTTCTTGGCAGCAGAGCGACCAGATCGCATCGTGCTGACGGGTGACATCCTAGACCTCACGGCGGTGTCGGCGTATGACCGAGACCCACGGCTTGGGATGCCCGTGCAAGAAGAACTCAACCACACACACCGACGACTTGCAGAGATCCGCGCATCGGCTGGGCCAGAGGCGCAGATCTTTTTCTTGTACGGCAACCACGAAGCTCGCCTGTCCAAGTGGCTGGCGAAGCGTGCGCCTGAGTTGGTGGGCATGACAGACTCTGACGGTCGAGAGATTCTCTCGCTGGCAAACCTGTTGCGCCTTGACTCGCTGGACATTACGCCGTGCCTCTCCGAGGGATTGGCGTTTGCTGGACCAGAGCACTTCCGCTCGTACTACCAGATTGCCCCAGACCTCATCGCCACGCACGGGACATACTCCCGTAGCACGGGCGGTGGCGCAAGCATCCTGCCAATCGTAGACGCCGCTGGTGTCTCCGTTGTCGGTGGTCACGACCACTCGCAGGGCGTAGCGTTCAAGACGGTCGGCGGGTTCGCTGGCATTGAGCAGCGCCGCACCGCCGCCATCTCCACGGGGATGATGTGCCGACGGACGGAACTGGGCTACCTTGCCCAGCACCAGGTCAGCCGCTGGGCTGCTGGCTTTGCGGTCATTGAACTGTGGGGTGAAGAGGCTGGCCAGTGGCAGCCCGACTTCGCATCGTGGACAGGGACGGAACTGGTGTGGCGTGGAAAACGCTACCAGCCCAAGAGTGTGGTAAAGTAATCACAATAAATCCGTAACGAAAGGGTCGAAATGATTGGGGTCGTAGGTACTGGGCAAGTAGCCCAACACGTTCTTGCAGAGCTGCGCCGTCGGGCGTTGCCACATATTGTCTTCTCACGCTCGGCTGCGCCTATTGGCGAGTCGGGCGCTTCTGTTTCTTACACCGTGGATAACATCCCAGATCTTATCCGAGAGCACAAGGTGACGAGCGTCATCAACTGCGCGGCACAGCGGGACATCGTAGCCTGCGAGAAAGATCCAGGCGCTGCCGTTACCGCTAACGTCGTACTGCCAACGGTGATTGGGCAGCACGTGCGGCAAGTGTACATCAGCACGGACTATGTGTTTGACCGCAACGAAGAAGACCGACCGCTTGACGAGAACGCCGAAAGCAAGGGTGCGCTGAGCATCTACGGGACCACCAAGTTGAAGGGCGAGCACATGGTGCTGGCAAACAATGGCGTCGTCGTCCGCATCAGTAGTCCGTTCGGCATCTACCCTTCGCCATTCAAGGCAAGCTTCGTAGACTTTGCCATCATGAGTCCCAACCCGTTGAATCTTCCGACCGACCAGAACTTTCACCCGACGTACCTACCAGACGTGGTTAGCACGATTGTAGACATGGCACTTGATACCAAGTACGAAGGCATCTACCACCTTGTCGGCAGTGGCAGGGCTGATTGGGCGCTGCTCGCTCAGGTCGCTCGCAAGTTCCGCAAGAACAAGCAGAAGGTGACTGGCTCCGCTCGCAATGACAAGACTCGACCGAAGCACGGGGCGCTGGTCAATACTCGGCTTCTCCCATTCCGACATTGGATGATTGCGTTGGAAGAATATTGCAGAGGCCAGTTGGCTGAAGAAAGGATCAAGCGATGAAAGCACTGATCGTTGGACATCGTGGCTACCTAGGGCCACTTGTCGTTAAGCACCTCAAGCGTGGCGGCGTCACCGTCCACGGGCTTGATGAGGATTGGTACACCGAGACCATCAACGGACTGAAGGGCGAGCACGTGCCGCACAGCGAACGCAACGGGCTGGATGCACGGCTGGTTGACCTTGATCCGCTTGGTTCCTACGATGTGATCGTCTGGCTCTCCGCTGTCTCTAACGACCCGCTGGGCGAACTCAATGTCTTGGACACGCAGTGGTCTAACTACGAGCAGCCGATGCTCCAGGCAAAGCGGTTCTGGCACGAGAACCCATCGGGAAAGTTCATCTACATCTCGTCGGCATCCGTCTATGGGGCTGGCGAAGAGCAGCCGTCCACGGAGTTGTCGCCAACCAACCCGCTCTCTGCCTACGGTCGCACCAAGGCAGCGATGGATGCGTGGTTGCTTGGGCAGGATCACCACCCGTGGGTGTCCTTGCGCCTTGGCACACTCTGGGGCGACTCGCCCAATATGCGCCGCGACCTTGTGGTCAATGCGTTTGTTTGGGAAGCAATCCACAGCGGCGTCATCCGACCGATGTCTGATGCCCGTCGACCGATCCTCAACGTGGACGATGCGGCGTGGGGCATTGCCCTCTCCGCCCTTAGCCCAGCCGTGCGTGGTATCTTGAACTTCTGCTCAGAGAACATCACGGTGTACGATCTGGCCAAGCGAGTTGGTGCTGCATTGGGCGCTCGTGTAGAATGCCACGAGGGTGACGGCGACCGCCGTGACTACCACATGGACAACGCACGGGCGCTGTACAACTTGGAGATTAGGGAGGGTGAGTTGAAGACGACGCACAACCCAGACAACCTATGGCGTGTGGAGAAGTGTCTTCGCGCATACGGCGACTACCTCCCAACACGCACGGATATGTACAGGAAGTTGTTGGGCGAATGAACGTCTCGCAGGTCCTTGACCTTGCGCTAAAAGAGAAGGCGAAGATTGGTCGACCATCGGCTCGCCGTTGGCGCGGCTCCCTGTTGGGAGCTTGCGTTCGTCAGCAGTGGTACAACGCCGAGCAGGTAGAGCCAAGCAACCCATTCCCTGACAGCCTGTACCGCGTCTTTGAGCGCGGCCACGTTGTTGCCGAAGTCCTGAACCGAGCTGGGCGAGAAGCCGAGCGGCTCGGTATCGTGGAATCCTTCCAAGAGGAAGTGCCACTGGTCTGGGACGAGTACAACTTCTCTGGCAACGCCGATGCCGTCGTCTTGCGAAAGGATGGGATCTATGAGGTCTGGGAGTATAAGTCGATCAACAGCCGTGGGATGCAGTACCTCAAAGGCGTCAAGCCAGAGCACGCAATCCAGGCGTCCATCTACGCACATATCCTGGAGTTGCAGACAGGCGACCCGCACGAAGCCCGTGTGGTCTATGTTGCCGCCGACAACTTCCAGATTGTGGAGTACACGTTGGACAGGGCGTGGCGTGATCGCGCCATGAGGGTTCTTCATGTGCTACAATACTTCGACAAGCGGAAGCCGCCCCGCTTGCCGTCCCGCAAGGGAAAGGATATGAAGGCGGAGTGGCCCTGCAAGGGCTGCCAGTGGTTGAAGGAGTGCAGAGGATGACGCAGCCAATCAAACTCGCGGCGAAAATCGCCAAGGTTATGGAAGCAGTTGGGTACGTTGCCAAGACGGGAACGAACTCGGCACAGGGATACAAGTTCGTGCAGGCATCGGCAGTTGCCGACAAGGTGCGCGAGCAGTTGTCAAAGCTGAGCGTCTCGATGACGCCAACCAACATTGATGTGATTAGCGAAGGGCTTACGCCAAGCGGCAAGCAGGCGTTGCTGACCCTCCGCTTCACATGGACGCTGACGGACGGAGAGACGGGTGAGACCCTCTCGTTCCAGTCCATCGGCACGGGCGCTGACTCAGGCGACAAGGCAGCGTACAAGGCTGCCACTGGCGCACTGAAGTACGCGCTACTCACTGGGTTCCTCATCCCAACAGGTGATGATCCAGAGTCCGACATTGCAACCGACAAGATCTCGTCGGCGGCGAAGGCATTGTTTGGGGATCAGGAGCGAGTCGCTCCAGCCCCAACGAAGAAGGTTGAAGTAGGGGAGTTTGATTTCTAATGACTGAGAACAAGCGCGGCCCACAGGTCGCAGTTGATGTATGGCTTTCCGACAAGAAGGAGCCGAAGGAGAAGACGTTCCAGAGCGGGACGACTGCCATCGAGTTCTTCGCCAGCCGAAGCACGGACGAGTACACCACATGGCGTGCACTTCCGAAGGAGGGCAAGCCAGAGGCTCCAGCCAACAAGTATGTCTATGTGACGCTCACCGTCTTTGACAAGAAGACGCAAGAGCATCTTTACAAGATCTACTACAAGGTGCAGGAAGCACGAGCAAAGAACCCAAACGAGAAGCGACCGAACCTGCACGTCACGGGCGAACTACGAAATGCTCGCATCTATGAGGGCAAGTCATACGAGGACATCACTGTCCGCGACTGCTCGCCGCTCATCTGGACTCCTGCGGAGCAGGCGTGATTACCACGCCAGAGAGCGCAGTAGCAGCCGCTACCTGTGCGCTGGCGCGTATCTCGACATTCAAGTCTCAGGGTCAGCACGACGAAGGCTGCTCGTTCTGCAAGATTGATCCGCGAGACCTCTGCCGAATGGTGGCTGAGTTCATGGACAACTCCGCGAACTCCGCTGCCATTCGGCTCTACGAAAACAGCACGTCGCAGAAACTGATGGAGTCAATGTGGCAGTAAAGAAGGTAGCAAAGGGCGACGCTAAGAAGGCCGCAGTGTGGCTGAATCCTGTCTGCTCTGAGTGCGCCACGGACATTGAGAAGGAAGGCGACGCAATGAAGGTGAAGCTCATCTTCTGGATTCCAGAAGGTAGGCGCACAGGTTGGCGTTGGCAGCATCGAGTATGTCCGAAGAAGTAAGGCGCGACGGTCGTTTCCTGGATGACAACCTAGAGTTGATCCAGCAAGAGGATGTTTGCTGGGCTGTTGATACCAAGATGTTCCGCGTCTGGGCATTCCTTTCGCGGCGCTACCTTGACGAAGGTATCAAACCACCAGAAGGTTGGTTCTTTTTGAGGGAGACGATTGAGAACAGGGTTCTCAACAAGCAGTTGCTTGAGGCTGGAGCCATAGAGTTGGGCGAGAAGGTCAACCTAGGCGACGGTCGTAGAGCACAGACAGCGAGGTTGTTAAAATGAAGTTTGCGTATGCTGATCCACCGTATCACAAGATGGGCAAGCGTCTTTATGGGAAGCACCATGAAGAGGCTTCAGTATGGGACTCTAAAGATGAGCATCTTAAATTGGTCGCTAGATTGATTGAGGAATATCCAGATGGGTGGGCGCTTTCATGCAACCCTGCTGATCTGCGATGGCTGCTGCCATCTACACCAGAAGGCACGCGAGTCTGCTCCTGGGTAAAGACCTTTCACCAAATCCGACCTACTACGGTGCAGTTTGCTTGGGAGGCTGTCATCCTTTATGGCGGTCGCAAGGACAACAAGCGAAGCCCAATGGTTCGAGATTGGTACATCGGCGTTCCAACTCGGATGAAGGGCCTGCCAGGTGCCAAGTCTGATGAGTTTAATGACTGGATTCTTGATCTGCTAAACTATGAAAATGGTGACCAAATAGATGACCTGTTTCCAGGAACTGCTGGAATGTCAAGAGCAGTTGATAGAATGAACCTATGGAGAACAAACAATGGGTAAGATAAAAGACCTAGCCATTGATGAGGCGAACAGAGAGCGGTCAGTTCGTGGCAAGCGTGCGCGTCAGCGCGGCAATGCCTTTGAACGTGAGGTCGCCACTCGACTGAACGGACAACGCACTGGGATGTACGGCGGCAAGGACGACGTGCAGGCTGGCGTGTTTGTGATCCAGTGCAAGGTTGGCCTCTCCTATCCAGAGCGTCTGGACAAATGGCTTCGTGAACTAAAGCCGAAGGCTGGGCAGTTGCCCGTGCTAGTGGTCGGCGATTCCCCTGGTGCTGGCACACGGCGCAGGGCATTGGCGGTCGTTGATTTTGACGACTTCGTAGCATGGTTTGGAAAGGTGGAATCAAGTGAGCTTTGAACCGTCAGTCATTAAGTCAAACGTTTACTCGGATACACGTGGGTTCTTTACCGAAGTCCTCAAGGACTTTGGCTTCCGACAGATCAACATGAGTTGGTCAAAGAAGGGAACGGTACGTGGCATCCACGCGCAGCGTCAGATGGCTAAGGCTATGTGGCTGGCATCTGGCAAGGCAACGATCTTTGCAGTGAACCTTGATCCATCGTCAGCACTCTTTGGCAAGACCATTGCTGAAGAGATGACTGCTGGGGACGGCAAGGTCTTCTTCGCTCCATGGTGGTGGGGTCGTGGCTTCATTGCCCATGAAGATACCAGCGTGGTCTATGCCACGACGGACATCTATCGAGCAGAGCATGAGATCGCTATCCGCTACACGTCACTACCAGAAGTTGATGCCATCGTCAAAGCTACCTCCCTCAACCTCATCGTGAGCGAGAAGGATCAGTCGGCCAATGTCTTCGGCATTGCGGACACCATCACGGCGCTTCGGGAATGGAAGCGTGTCGGCGATGAGATGGCGTTCGACGAAGAGTGAGCGTCTCGTATAATAAGCGGAAGCCCGACGCGCTGAGTGTCTCTCAGCTCTGGCTTCAGGTCTATTCCATTATCTTGTCGGCGCTAGAGAACACGCCCAACAAGGAATCCATTGCCGCGAACGCGGCCAATGCAATCGTAAAGGAGATCGATCTTGGCAACTGAACCATTGGAAAAGGAAGAGTACACGGCAACACAGGTGATCCGTCAGTTCGTAACGGCACCAGCAACCAGCTCTAGCGCACGCACGACGCTGCTCTACGGTGCGGCTGCCGCGCTTGGCTCGCTCGCCGCGTTCCCATTCGGAGCACTGGCAGCATTCGCCGTCGCAGTCCTTGCCGCTGACCGAAAGAAGTGAACTCTGGTCTTGAGTGTCTAGCCTGCAAGGGCGACATCAAGCCATCACGCAAGAAGCCGTATCGATTGCAGGAGTACAGCCTACGGCTGTATGAGTGCCTCAAGTGCGGCAGGAAGATGGCGGTCGCGTCATTCGTTGTCGGCAAACAGAAAGCCAGATGGATAGAGAGGTTGTATGAAGAGCACACCGAAGACCCAGGACTTTGAGCAATACTTCACCACGCTCTATGACGAAGCGAAGCGCATCCTTGTAGAACGACAGCGACAGTATGGTCCAGCGAACATTGAGTCGCTCGGCGTACCTGGTGTGTTCTCCCGTATGAGCGACGACAAGATGAGTCGCGTCAAGAAAGCCCTCAACGGTTCGGTAGTCAAGGGGCGCGTCGTCCTCTCCGATGCGTCCCTTGCCGAACTCCAGCATCCGTCAGTGCGGGATGCCCTCATTGACTCAGCCAACTACGCGCTGATCCTCCTTAGCTTGATCGACGGGCAGTGGTCGCACCTTCAGGTGGACTACGAAAATCCCGATGCGGGGTATTGATCTAGACTCTCTAGAAGCAGAACTAGAATCGCTTCAGAGGGGTCTAGGAGCCACGGAGAGCGCACTTTCTACGATGGGTAGTGTCCTACCCCTATTATCCCCACATGAGCGGCAGATCGCCGCTGTCGGGGTTCACCTTGCATTGGAGTTGATCCGCCGTGAGCGAGCAGGACGAACAGATCAGGGAACTATTCCGCGCTAAGGCCATAGCGGATGGCAAGTCCCTGCGCCAGTGGTGCCGAGATAACGGGATCATCTATGAGACCCTTGTTGGTCGAGAGATTCCCTCTGACCTGCCCCTCTCCGCCATGCACGACCACGGTGGCAAATACTTTGGTAGCTGCCCAGCCTGCGAAAAAGAATGACCCCCACCTGTCGTGCGGTACAGGTGAGGGTCGGAGGTCGGGTAGGAGGGCCACCCGATCTATCAGATCATAGCACATCAGTCGTCTCGGTAAGGAACCTCATGGTCTTCAGCGAAGTCGGCTGCGTCATCCATTGCTCGTAGCATCTTATCGTGCTGATACTCAGCGTCGGCTGCGATGATGCGATGCCCAATCCACTCAGCGACTGGAGCTACAACACCGTTGCCACAGCAGCGGTATCGATGTCCATCTAATCCAGTTGGATTAGATAAGTCATCGCTAGTTTCCTGCCTTGGAATCAACACAGCTGGAGCGCCAGCAGAAATAGTCAACGGATCTGTTTGGTTATCAAACTTCGTCGGCTGTCTGCTGTACCTTGACGGGAATGAGATGATGCTATCGTCCAGCCGTCTGGCCAACCCATCAACCTCTCGCATTCCGTCGGCGTCAGGCGACGCACTTGATTGACCTGAGAATGATTTTCGGAGATTGCTTCCAGTGCCGTCTGAAGTGCTGATGGCAGCACCTTCTCCCTGCGATTGGCTCTGCGCAGGATGCCGCTCGCAGCTTTCGCACTCAAAGAGTACCTCTGCGGCGCGGTCGCGCTCAAGACTTGCGACAATGAAGACTCTGCTGCGTCTTTGGGGGACTCCGAAGTATTGAGCGTCCAGAGTTCTCCACGCGACGCTATACCTGAGTTGCTCCATTTCATAGAGAAGCCTTCCGAAATCAGCGCCGTTGTTGGAACTGAAGAGGCCAGGGACATTCTCCAGCACGATCCACCGAGGTCTTCCTTTCTCCACAAGGTTGAGGAATGCGAAGGCGAGTGAACTTCGCTTGCCTGCAAATCCTGCTCGCTTGCCTGCGACGCTGAGGTCTTGGCACGGGAACCCCCCGCTCCAGATGTCTGCTTCTGGGATGTCATCTGCATTAATCTCCGTGATGCTTCCCAGATTCGGAGCTTCTGGGAATCGCTCTGCCAGAACGCTGCTGGCGTATGGGTCAATCTCACAGACGCTGACCGTCTTAATCCCCGCTCGTTCAAAGCCAAGATCAAGACCGCCAACCCCAGAGAAGAACGATGCGTGCCGCACTACAAATCTCCTTCACTAAAGGTCGTCGTCGCCTTGACGAAAACCAGATCAATCTCTCCCGTCGGACCATTGCGGTGCTTCGAGAGCGACAACTTCACCCGCTCCCGTGCCTGCCCATGCTCCTGGCCGTTCGGTCGCCATAGTAGCATAACCAAGTCAGCGTCTTGCTCAATCGCACCAGAGTCTCTGAGGTCAGCCAATCGTGGCTGGCCTCCTTCTCTATGCTCAGCGGCACGACTCAACTGCGAGAGGGCGATGACTGGCACGTTCAGCTCACGAGCCATTGCCTTCAGCCCACGGCTGATGTCAGAGGTCTCGACTACGCGGTTGCCCTCCTTCGTCTGCTTCGTTGGCATCATCAGTTGTAGGTAGTCCACGACGATTAGGTCAAGCCCGCCGTCCGCCGCAAGCCGACGCGCCTTTGAGCGCAGGTCTACGGGCGATGCGACTGGGCTGTCGTCAATGAAGATGCTTGCGCTCTCAAGATGGTGCACGGCTGCTGCGATGCGAGCCAAGTCCATACCTTCCACGTCGCCGCGTCGAATACGGAAGATGTCCACGCCAGATACCCCAGCCATGAGGCGGGTAGCCAACTGATCCTTACTCATCTCCAACGAGAAGATTGCCACGCGCTTTCCCTCTTTGATGGCTGCGTGCTGCGCAATGTTGAGTGCCATTGCTGTCTTGCCCACGCTAGGTCGAGCCGCCAAGATGGTGAGGTCGGACTGCTGCCAGCCGCCCGTCATCTCGTCTAGGGCAGCGAGGCCAGAGCCTACGCCCCTGCCGCTGCCCTTGTTGTGCCGAATCCAATCCAACTTAGAGACTGCATCCTGCACG